GGTCGTGGTATTGCAGTACTTAGTGAGACTAAAGCAATCCCTGTTTGTGTTAACCCTAGCGCAATCATTCGTGGGACACAAGCGTAGCCTTTTGGCTGCGTTTTCTAAGGGTCTAAAATGATTATCACACAAGAAGATTTAGAAAAAGAGGTTGGAACTCAAGCACTGTTAGAACTTACTGATTTAAACAATGATAGTACTTTTAATCAGTCTGTTTTTGATGATGCTGTAAGTGATGCACTCTCTTTTATTGAGTCTTTTTTTGATTTACCAACTTTGCCCTCAAAGCTACTTGAAAAAATAGCAGTTGATTTTACTCTTTACAACCTACGAGAAAAGCATGGCTTAAATGATGATATTACAAAAGAGCAGCGTAAAACTAATGAGCGATATTTAAGAGATATGTCAAAAGGAAATATACGTAAAAGTCTTGAAGAGAGTAGTGAGCAGATAACTAAAAAGAGCGCAGCAGCGTTTCGTCATAGTACTACAAGAATGGACTTAGGAGGCTTCAATGACTAAAGAGGGCAAGGTACATACTTCACGAGCACTTTATGTGAGTGGTCACAATACAGATGAGATAGCAGCAATCATGGAGGTCTCAAAGCGTACTGTTCAAAACTATAAATCTGAAGATACAAATGATTGGGATGAGCTAAGAGCAGCGCGTTATATTGGTGATGATAAAGATCATGAACTGCTACATAAAAACTTCTTTGGCTATATGGACGCAACTCTAAGAGAGATTAGAAAGGCAGAAGATATAAGTAGTTCTGAGCGAGTAGACAAAATCGCAAAGCTTGCTGATTCAGTCTTAAAGATGCAAAGAGTTGCAGGTTGTGAAGACCCAGAAACTTATAAGCATGGGCTCATTAAAGCAACAATAGTTCGTCTGGTAACTTGGCTTACTCAAGCTGGTATGAGTAATGAATGCCTGGATCTACTTGCAAATACACTTCATGACAAACAAAAGCAGTTAGCAGATGTTTCAGCTAGATAAAGATGAGTTAACTGAGCTAATAGCAAAAGCTAGGCAGAGCGAAGGTGATGAAGAGGCTCAAAAGATTAGCCGTAGAGAGTTTGAGAAATGGCTAGAAGATTTTACATTTGATTTAAAAGAGACAATTAGAGGTAATGATGCACTGCCACTTGAACTAAAAGATGAAAGAGTTGAAAAGTCACGCATTAATTTTGATTATTTCAGACACACATATTTTAGTCACTACTATTTCCTTGAGGGAAAATCTGTACTTCAAGAAGAACTTGAAGAGATTTATCACCGTATTGTCTCAAAAGAAGAAATTGGTCTTGAATTTGCATTAGCTGCTCCTCGTGGTCATGGAAAGAGTACTGATGTCTCACTTGTATTTATCATTTGGGTTATTGTTTTCAAACTCAAATATTTTCCAGTAATCCTTTCTAACGCAACTGAGCTTACTGAGATGCTCATTGAATCAATAAAAGCAGAGCTAGAGGAGAATGTAAATCTAAAACAGGATTTTCCTCATGCAACTGGAGTTGGCTCAACATGGAAAATTGGTGACATAGTTACAAAAAATGGTGTGCGCATAAAAGGTTATGGTAGTGGTAAAAGAGTACGTGGTATCAAGCATGGAATTCACCGTCCAGATTTGGCAATATGTGATGATTTAGAAGATGATGAGCATGTAAAAAACAGAGACCAAAGAGATAAGATGGAGAACTGGCTAGATGCTGCAATTACAAACTTAGGTAGTGCAGATGGTAATTTAGACATTCTCTACATCGGTACAATCTTACATCGTGACGCTGTTCTTGCAAGAAAGCTAAGACTTAAATACTGGAATCCTAGAATCTTTCGTGCAATTATTCAATTTCCTAAGCGTATGGATTTATGGGAAAAATATACAGCAATATATAATAATCAAGGCGTAAAAGAGGCACATGACTTTTATCTTAGTGCGAAACCTGAGATGGATGAAGATGCAATAGTATTATGGCAAGATGCTGTCCCTCTTGAAACTCTAATGAAAAAACGTGCAAAAAACAGAGCTGCTTTTAATAAAGAACTTCAAAATAATCCATCATCTGAGACAACTAAATTTAAACGTGAGAATATGCACTGGTGGAGGCATCTTCCACAACGATTAAAGTTTTACGGTTGGTGTGACCCAGCTGGCAATGGCAAAAAGAGTGATTTTACAAACTTCACAATTTTAGGAGTTGATTTAGAGTCAGGACGTGCTTATGTGGCTGAATCTATAAATGAGGTTATAAGTTCAGAAAAAATCATAAATAGAGCTATAGAGCTACAAAGACAATATCGCTGCACAGTATTTGGGTTTGAGACAAATGGCGGACAATTTCACCTAAAGAACTGGCTTTTAAAAGAGGCTGGCAAACAACAAGTTCATATGCCTGTACGTGGTGTGCATAACACCATGCCAAAAAATGAGCGAATAGAGATTTTAGAGCTTCCAATACAAAATGCGTATGTTTTACCACATCCATCTCAAAAGATATTAATTGAACAACTAGAGGACTTTCCAGAGGGTCTGCATGATGATGCACCTGATGGTTTACATGGTGCATATAGTCTAAGTCGCATAGGTAAGAAAATATCACGCAAACCAAGAACAAATTACAGAAACAGCAGGAGAGGCAGAAGATGATTAATAAACTAGGAAAGATGTTTGCTAACAAGGTTGATAAAAAAGAGAAAACCAAAAGAACGGTAGCAGCTGCTCCAAAAGCAAATCTTTTAACTTCAGTACTTAATGATTTACCAGTAAAAGAGGCTTGGCTTGATGAGCGTGAAATGAGTAGAATCTTTCGTGATGGTAGTGTTATATCATCATCAGGTATTCGTAAGTCTGCGGTGCTTAGAAAAAGTTTATATATTAACTCTCAAGATGAAGATATGGCAAATAGTTTAAAAGACATCTTCAAGCAGAAGCTAATAAGAAAGTTTTTAGATACACCATATCAAGGCTTTTCAGTTTTTGAGTTGAACTGGTTTGAAAAAGATGGATATTTCTATCCAAGTAAAGTAATAGAGCGAAATTATCGTAGTTTTAATATCAAAGATGATGAGCTATATTTTAGCTCAAACGGTGTTGAAAGAGTGGTTGAGCCATATAAAGCTATTTGGGCTACATACGAGGAGAAGTTTAATAATCCACTTGGAAAGCCTCTTGCAAATGCACTGTTTTGGTATGTGAAATTTAAGAATTCTTCTTTAGAGTTTTGGATCCGTTTTCAAGAAAAATTTGGTTTGCCCTGGGCAATTGGAAAAACAATCGATGGCGACAAAGATTTACTAGCTGAAGAGATATACTCAATGTTAAGTGGAGACAACGCTGTAATTGATTCAGAAGATAGTATTGAGCTTATATCTGCAAAAGGTACAGGAGACTTTAATAAGTTAATTGAGTATTGTGACAATCAGATACGTGAGATAATTTTAGGTGGAAACCTTACAGGTGAAGTGAAAGGGGGAAGTCACGCAGCTGCTAAAGTTCACCAAGAGGTTAAAGATGATATTGCAATGGCAGATGAGAATGTTGTAGTTGAACTCATCAATGATGTTATCAACGCATTTGTAGATTTGAATGCTATAACTACAGAGATAACAGTTGAGCTTAAAGATAAAGATGATCCAAATATTGAACTAGCTAATCGTGATGAAAAAATCTCTAAGATGGGTTATCGTCCGACTAAAGAGTATTTGGAAGAGACATACAATATCAAACTCGAAGATACACCAAAGATTGTAGCTTCAAAAAATAGCCTTAATAATACTTTTGCTTTTAAAGGCTCAAATTTCACCGTGGATGAGTTAGAAACAAAATCTAGGGCAAAGGTCACAAAAGACGAAGAAAACTCCATATACGCTATTATTGAGCCAATTATGAGCCATTCTGGAAGTTTTGAGGAGGCTGTAGATAAGTTGTTAGAGGTTTATCCTAATTTCGATACATCTTTGATAGAAAAAACATTAGCTGGAGATATGATGTTATCTGAGCTTTTAGCACGTGCTGAGATTGAGGACGAAGATGATAGGGCTTGATTTTAACCTAGAGCCTAAAGAGGCACTGGAGTACTTAAAAAATAAAGGTTTTAAACTTTCATTTGATTATGATGAGATGCAAATGTTAGCCCATCATAGAGCTTTTACAGTTGCTAAAGCTATGCGTATTGATTTACTTAATGACATCTTTGAAAGTTTAGTAGAGGCAATGAAAGAGGGCAAAAAGTTTGATGAATTTAAAAATGAATTAAAACCGACTCTAGCGAAAAAAGGGTGGTTGGGTGAGCAAGAGATTGTAAATCCAAAGACAGGAGAGGTTAAGACCATTAATATTGGCTCTCGTAGACTCAAGACTATCTACTACACAAACATGAGAGTTGCATACAACGTTGGAAGATATAAACAGATGATGGAGTTGCCTGTCTCTGTGTTTTGGAGATACAGTGCTCTCATGGACAGTAGAACTCGTAAAAGTCATGCTGGAATGCATGGAGTTGTACTGCATCGTGATAATGCGTTTTGGAGAGAGAACTATCCGCCTAATGGTTGGTTCTGCAGATGCAAAGTTAGAGCCTACTCAAAGTCTCAAGTTGAGAAGAAAGGGTGGAGTGTAAGTGAAAAAGCACCAGCAGTTGCAGATAAAGATTGGGCTTATGATGTTGGAGCTGGAGCCAAAGTAGGAAAACTCTCAAAGATGGATTTAGATAGTTCACTAGAGGGCTTGCAAAGTGTTAAATCAATAAAAAAAAGCTCTTATGCAAATATGAGTGAGGGTGAGCTTAAAAAGAGCTTCTATAACACTTTAGGAATTACAGAGGGTGCAATGTTTATTGATAAGATTGGTGATCCGATGATTATCGATGATGAGCTATTTAAAAGTGCGTCTGGACACTCTAAAATAGCAAAGCAAGATAGAGCACTTTATATT